CAGGAATTCAGCGTACATTTGTTGTTTGTATTGCTGTTCTTGCTGTTTCCGCTGTTCTTCCTGTCTTTGTTTCTCTGTCTGTGCTTTCCATTGCTCCAATTCATCCACTTTCAGGAGTTTTTCAGCATATTCTTTTGGGATATTGTTCTGTACCAACTCATTTAGCCTTCGTTGCTGTTCCCATTTCTGGTCATTCTCAATGAGTTGCTCAACGGTGATGCCAAACCTCTGCGCTTTTTGCTCTAAATAGGATAAATGCGGATGGTTTTTAAGTTCGGTTTCATATTTCTGTCGTTCCCTTGCCAATCTCTCCTGAATAATCCGGTCAACATCGGCTTGACGGAACAACCTTTCCTGCTTTTCCTGTGGTGTTTCCTGTGGTGTTTCCTCTGCTGTTGCCTGTTCTTCTGCGGTGGCGTTAACCGTTTCAACCGCCGTTTCAGATGAATCCTGCTGCATTTCCTCTCCGCTTATAGCGTTCATAACTTCTTCTGACATGAAATTACCTCCTCAGTTTTAAGCCATGGTGGGCTATAAAATTGCCTTGTTTTCCATCAAAACAAGTAAAAAGGCATAGAAAAAGCACTCTTTCGAGTGCTTATGTGTAATAGAAGCCGGTGAGGATATCCTCATTCAAGGGTACCGGCAAACCCCGCTCAGTTTAGTAGGTCTGGCAACCTTATGAAAAAGCGGCTTCATAGCCGCCATTCTCAACGTATTTTTGGTATTCGCTTTCCCGGTATAAATGTACTGCCGGGCAATGCGTGTCAAGCCATATTTCATAGTCCCTTGCAACTGCCCGTATACAGAACCCTCTATCCTCGCCCCATAACGATAGATTGTATAGCATATTGTAATTTACGCCCGATTCAATCACGCTTCTATGGATGAGAATGCAAGCCCCCGTACCACCCACCCGGTAAACGCCCGGTTGTTTCCAAAGGTCGTAACTCCCGGCGTATGATGTCGCTTGGTCTAAATCCCATGCGTTGGGCAATGGTTCGCTGTCCGGTTGCCATTTTGTCCAGAACACCTCTGCAACTATCGGCTTGTCCGCTTCAAGTAAAGATACAAGCGTTTTTGGATGCAGCATTAAGTCGCTGTCAACCAACATAAAGTAATCGTAACCGCCATCTACTGTCCTTTTCAGAAGTTCGTTTTTGAAGTAGGTCACTATCTGCAAATTGGCTTGTTTCCAATGGTGGGTGGTCTCGTCCCTCTTGTAATCATCATTACTCGTTGCTAACAAATATTCATCCGGTTTCAGATACTTTGCTAAGTTCGGGCTGTTGTGCAAATAAAAAAACCTGTCGCATTGGCAGGGTTTTTCAAGATTGTCAAGGCTTTTCAGATATTCCCGGAATATTTCTTCATTTTGCCGTACCGGCGCGGCAATCAGTATTTTCATTGGCATATTTGTTACTCCATTCCTCCCATATATCGTAGTATGGGACGTTTTTGTTGTTCCATGGCTTTTTCCCGGCATAATGGCATATCTTTATGTTTTCACTAAATCCGGTTGACAAAGAGGAATTATAATCGTTTGGTACAGTCAATGACCGTTCCCCCATGGTTATATTCCAGATGTCCTGATCGTGCCCTGTGTAGTAAGCGGTACATGCCATCCGTACCCACTCGTCAGCCAGTTTCCCGGCATTTTCAAGATTAAGCAGGATAACTCCAGCATTAAGGTATGGGGATTCCTCCTTCATGCCTATTTGCGTTTTGTACCCTGTCGCTATGCCCATATCCTCGCACCCGGTCATGTAATAGGGCGAAGTCTCGTAAAACTCCCGAATATCGCCGATTACAATAGCGTCCCCGTCAAGGTAAAGCACCTTCTTTTCCGGAACCACATAAGGAATAAGCAGCCGGTAAAGGGTATACTTCGTAAACCGGTTGTCAACATTAACCGTAGTGGTTATTTTCTCCCTGTATATCCCGGTCATGTCGATATAGGTATACTCAACTTTGAACCTGTCAAAAAGCCTGTCCACCTTTCGTATCTCCCGCAAGCCGTCCGAAAGAAGGTATACCTTCTTAATCTTGTTGGTGGTCAGTAAAGCAAACATCTCAACCAAAGCATATTCAAGCCAATCAGGAGAAAAAACCGTCACTATGTTCATGGGTTCTTCGGCCTCCTGTAAAATTCTTCTGTCACAACAAAGTTACCGACATGTCCACAAATCAGGTTGGTATCGCAGTATATCTTGTATCCTGCCTCCCTTGCCCGAATGCAGAAAGCCAAGTCCTCCCCGATGTTTGGTTCAGGAAAAAACCACGGTTGCGGTACGGCTTCAAATACCTTTCGCTTTATCAGTGTGCAAGCCATTCCCACGCCCTGTATTTCAATCAAGCCTTTGGGGTAGTTATGCCAAAACTGTGTATCTCCACGCTCGCATTTACTGAATATGCAAGGGTCATAAGGTGGGGATCGCTTAAACGCCAATCCCGAAACAATGTCCTTGTCGGCTTCAACCAGTCTTACAAGTAAGTCAACCGGACAAACCATATCCGAATCCACAAACAATAAAGCGTCATAGTTACCCTCTAAAAATGTTTTCGCCGCCGTTTCCCTTGCGATATAGACAAGGCTTAACCCTATCGGTAGCATATCAATATCTATTCCTTTGCTCCGGGCATAGCAAGCCATAGCAGGCAGGGAATAGGCGGCTTGTGGTGGTATGTATCCGGTGTATGGTATGCACATTAAGATTTTCAATTTACCTTCCTCCTAAGTATTTGAAATTTGCTTGCTTTATTCAGGTCACGCCCTCCGTAATCGTCACACTTCGGGTTGATGCAAACCATCTTCATTTCATTGTAAACATCTGTTGAATCTATTTCTGTGACAAACTTACTACCTGCTATCATCATCTTGCCGCCGCATTTCTCGCATTTCATGTTTTTATACACCTCCCATATCTCCGTACGGTCTTGCAGGGGCTTGTTGCCCCGCTTCCTGGATCAACTGCCTAACTTGTGCCTCGTACTGTTCGGGATCGTTACGTTGCAACATTTTCAATTCGTTCTGTACTTCCGGTGACAGCATAGGCTCAATCCGCTCAAACTCCCTTGCCATCAGGTCATACATAAACTGCTTGTCCTGCGCTTCTTGCTGTGCTTTTGCGGATTTTCTGGCTTTAAGCAAATCTTCACGCCCGGGGATAACCCCGTTCGGTTGTCTTTCAAGGTATTCAATAAAGGTAATCATCTGCTGCTGCAACAGGTTATCCAATGTCTGAATTTGCGCTCCCTCACTCCATAGATTGGCCGGCCCAACTTCAACCCTTAACCTTAGCTTAATATCTTTCAATAATGAAGTATCTATTTGTTCCACAACCGTCTTATCTTCCCTTGTAACAGGGATATTCCTAACAGGGTACTCCGTGAACTTGCTCTCCCAAAAGTCAAGCCATATCAACCCAATATCCTCTACATATTGATAAAATCTGCGTTTAATGCTTGCCAACGGTACAATAGCATTTTTACTGTTTACAATAATAGCACTTGTATTGGTCGGGTTGACTTCGCCTAATACGCTTTCATTTGCACCTGCCATGTCCTTCGTTGTTTGGATAAACCATTCCATGAAGCTCATAACAGCACCCGATATTTGAGCGGGCTGCATATATGCGGCAACTCCACCAACCCCGCCGGCGTCTACGCCGTTTACGGGAATTGCTTTTGAAAAGTCGTTCGTCCAGTTTTGAATCTTTGTCTTGTCGTATATTACTTTGGGGAACCCGTGTAATCTTATCCACAAGGCAATCATGGCAGCCTGTTGGTTTATCGTTACGTTGTTAGGTATTAATGCCGTTGCTTCGGCTTCGCCATATGCGTCGCCCTCTCTTTCGTACCAATTCATTAAGGCTACCGGATAACGATGTAAACCAGTATCCCATTTCTTACGGATAACCACATTACGGGTAGATTTTTCAGCCATGATATGCCATCTTTTGCCTTTAGATACTTCAACCATCTCGACTGTTTCCATGCCGGTTTCAGGGTCAATGATAATA